CCCCTGTGTTTTGGTAGTTTCTCCATGCGTCTATATTGTTTATGTTTTGAGCCTTTCTTTGTTGATTCAATAAGCCCCATATCTTCAAGTTTGGATAACATACTATTTGTGACTGATACACTTTCTGTTCTCAACACATATGAATAATTACGAAGCGTTGAAAGGGTTCTCCATTCTTCATCAATGAGTAATAATAACTGAATGTATTTAGCATCAAGCCACAAATTGCTATCAATTACAATTGTCTCAGTTGTTATCACTTCAACTTTATTAAGAAAACCCCGTTGACTATTGTATTCATATTCAACACTCATCACTCGCATCCCCATCGTTGCAATATTCTTTTCTCCACATTCTATATTCATCTAATGTGAAATCTGATTCCCAATTGCTTTTCTCAAATTCCATAAAACTGAGACCCGTGGCTTGAAAACTTCCTGTTCGCCCCGGAAGGGGAACCATCACACCCTTATCCCAATCATTACTATGATGAGGCAAACCCTTATTGCGCTCCAATGCACTTCTTGCGCGGCTCGTAAGTTCATGTGATAAATCATTATCAAATAACATATCAGTTATCTTCTTCAATAATTTCAAACTGTCTTCCTCATCCACGACAAACTTATCCGGGTTTTTTACAATAGGTAATTTAACCCAATGGGTTTCACCGTTCCCGCACAATGCACAGTATGTAGTATTCAAAGTTTCATCTCCCCAATCATATCTATATCGTTGTTGCGTTACGAATTCACATTCGCATTTTTTACATATTAATTTCTTTGTCCATTTTGTTACCATTTTCTTACTCTCCTAATATCGCGTTGTATAAAAACCGCATTGGTAATGCTATCACCAACACAGGTATCAATACAACTATGATAGAACAAGCAATAACTAAATCAATTAGTTTCACTCGCCCCTCCTTCTTCATTGTGCTCGCCTGTCCCATCCCATAATTGACATTTACCGATGCACAATCCCTTACCTATGAGACTTGCGCACGATTCATTATAACCACCATTAACAATACTTTGTGTATGATAATTCGTAATACCTTCTTCGTAATCAGCCCATTGCAATGAACTTATGAACTCGGTGATTGTTGATATATGTTTTTCCCGCATCTCAATAGTAGTCCTGCTAATATCAAGGAAGTTGCGAAGGCGATAGCCAAGATACATCACAAGACTTGCGCGAGACACATGGGGAGGGTTGCTTCCCACTTGACATGCCGCCTCCATGAGACAGGGTAGGATTTTAATTTTACCCATATTGACTGTATCAAAATGAATGGGTTTTCTCTTATCCATACTAAAGTTTTTCTTCTTCACATCTTTGATAGGTAATTCAATACCTTTTTCACCATAATAATATGCTGTGTTGTGTGGTTTCTCAGCCATCTCGCATATCTCATCCCAACTTAATTTCAAATCTTTTGTGTTTAATGGTATGCTCCATCTCATCACATGTTGTTTAGCGTTATATGAATTAGGCACTCTTATCATACGCGCCATATCAAAAGGAACTGTGGGGTCCATACAATATAGATTCATGTCCGTCTTCCATTTGTTAATCACTTTGCGTCCCGCGCCTTTGATATATGATACTTCAATACCGCTGGATGGTAAATGAGTTTTGTTGAGTTTTATCCATATGTGAAATCCATTACCGCTGAACCATACACCGTGTCTAATATTGTGTTCCAATAGATATTGATGAAGACGCTCCACTTGTTCAACCACTTCATCTCCATCAACTTCAATCATGTTGCTACCCTTACGATACTTTTTATCAAAGTCCAAAACAAAATTGCTTACTATGGCCGTGTTATACTCCGCGCGCCGTCCATTTGGTTTAACAGCCCTAAAGCCATACACGGACATGTATGCACATTGCGTGTTGCGCAACCCACTCCAATACTTTTCAAACTCCGCATTGTCATGAACCACATTTCTAAAAAGTCCAACCTCTTTAGGGAATCTTAAGTTAAGAACACTCATTCACTCCACCTGTATTTCATAACGGGGACACAATTCAATGTATGAACACCAAGAACATTTGAAGTCTTGCTTGGTTATTGGAAAATGCTGGTCAAGATACATCTTGATAAGGTCGCGCATCGTTTTCATCATCCCTCTTTCACTCACCTTTTTCACATCCTCAATAGTCCAATGGTCCGCGGCTGAATATCTCCAACCCCATTGTGTAACAGGTCGGTCCAAGTCATTCTCCTTTAGCATTTCGGGGTCGGCATTCTCTATCAAGAACTTGTAGTAAGACATTTCTTTGCGCATACCTGACAGTTTGTTATCCTTCCACTTGCCTGTTTTCAATTCAAACAAACATAGCCCACCATCATCCGCTTCAAAAACTCGGTCAATGATACCAACGAATTGAACAGGGATAGAACCATAGCCGGGAACTTCAATCTCTTTCTTTACTTCAAGACGAACCTCATTAGCCAACGGCATAACTCTCTTTGATAGAGTTATACGCGCGTTCTCGTAATTCATAAGCCAATCCATATTGCGAGCATAATCTTCATTATAGAAGGGGAAGTCTTTATTTTCTTTGCGTCTGTTGCTAACGATTTGCTCTTTTGTAGGTATGAGTTTATTCAAATGCTTGATGATATTAACACCTCTTGTGGCTTGCGCGTGTAGTGTTTTTATATTTGCTTTAGCAAGATTATTATAAAACATTTCTAATCCATTATGCACATCATCACCCACGACAAGGTGTTTGACAAGTTCAGGTGGGCGCGGATAGGTATGTTGCAACCACATCTGTTGCGCGCACCAAGAAGGAGAAGTTAGTGTGGACTTACTCATGCGAATGATGATACCATCCTTATTCATTTCGGGAGTCCACACATATGATGAACCGTCTGCGTATATCTTAGGTATCATTTCACATCACCTCTTATTGCTTTCACTCTTGATATGTTTTGACCGGCTAACCAATTACAAATACGATGAGCCAATCGCGCATTTTTTCTTTCTGTCATACCACCTTCAACCCACGGTAAATGATGGTCCACAACACATTCTTTGAAAGATGTTATTTCATTCTTACAAAAAGCACATTTTTTATTTGATTCCCATAATTGTTCTTTGAGTTCAGTATCAAAACATCGTTGAGGGTCGCGATTGATAGCGTAGGGTTCCATGACTGTTTTCAAACTAATCAAATACCATTGTGCTCTCTGAATCTGTTTCTTCAAAGCCTGTTGTCGCCCTTCAACATAGTGAAAGTATCGTGTTCTCCCACCAACCATAGAAACATCATCATTCACATAGTAAATGAAATGCTCTTTGATTGTTTCACGCGCACTCATTAAATCTCGTCCTGCATATGTATTAATCATGTGTGGTATCACATTACTAAATAATGTGTAAAATGTTGTCACCCATGATTTAGTCATTCGTCCCCCCGGACTCTCTTGTAAATTACTAAGTTTCAAGTTCTTCATAGCAAATGGTTTATCACCATATATATCCACCACCCATCGCATCCATTTCTTCACATTGGATAAAGACTCATTGATTTGATAATCATCTTTCATAATCAAATCCAATTTTAGAGCAATTTGATTGCTCTTACTACGGCCTGTATCTTCGTTAGCATAACTACCAGCCCACGCGGGGTCAGCATACACCAAATGATACACAAGCATTTCAAGACATTCCAATCTCATGTTGCTTCTCTTGTTACATATCTTCATCCATTCTTCACTCTCAGCGAAATCGTTTATAGTTCCCCAATGAGGGTGTGATGAATATGTTGCTTTCATTAACTCCATAGGTTTCAAATTAGATGATGCCGCATTAATACGAATGTAAATATCGCGCGCCATCCATTCATCGGTCTCTGTAAATATATCACATTTTAATTGGTAATCTTCAAAACGATTTTGTAAAGTGTCATCCATGTCTTTGAAGAAGATTTTGTGCATTTCTTTATGGCTCCCATCTTCCCATTTGCTTGGGTCAAGATACTTTTTATTTATTGAAAAACCATTATTCATAAATGATACCAATGTTCTAATTCGTTGTTGCCCATCAAGAACATCATAATTTGCATCTCCTGTGCTACACAAATATAGACTTGGGATAGGGCATTCACAAAGAACACTCTCCACCAATCTCACTTTGAACTTATCATCAAACTCTCTCAAAAAAGAGCGTTGATATACGGGGGCTGGATTAATTTTTCCGCGCTGGATTCTTTGCTGAAACCAACCTATTGAATAATTTTCATTCTTTCTATTCTCAACAGTAAATGGGTTCATTCTTCCTCATCTCCTTTTTTCACACCACAATTTTTTTTATAGCAGAATCTAAAACTCATGCGAGCATTATTATTACAGTTGCGCTTTTGACATAAGTTAGTAAATAATCTCATGATTCAACACCTTCTATGAACTTAATATATTCATCATGACATCCATCACAAACCATAAGAGGCCACTCTTTACTGTTAGTGGGACTCCACCACTCACCTTCTTTGTTTTTAATATTCTTAACTTCATACCAATCGGAACTAATAGGGTGAACAATGGAACAATTACTACATTCGGAACATTCACAATCGCTCGCTCGCGACCCACAACATTCAACTTTGGGGTCATGATAATCATCATATGCATCAAAGTCCATACCATCTGGATAATTATTCATAATTATCACACCACCTTATGAACGAACCATGTTTTATTGTCGCTCATCTTAATTATTTCATCTTGTATCTCAGCAATAGCCCGATTAGATACACTTGTTTTCTCAACAATTATTTGCAACTCATCAATTTCTTCATTGAGTAAATCTATATGTTCATGCAATCTATCAATTTCGCCTTGTAATTCATTTATTCTATTTTGTGTTTGTTCATTCATTTTATCACCAATATTGTGCAGGTCGGGGTTCTCCTGTTGCCGCGCCTAAATCCCAACCTAAGATTTTATACACGCCTTGTAATTTTTTAACGATAGCCTTTTGGAGAATAACTGTCGCATCAAGTTTATAATTTTTCATTTCCTTTTCTTCTCTGTAAGCAACAACCTTAGTAGGAGGCATACCGGATGGAACAGATTTAACATATGTCCACTTGACCGAATCGCCCCCAACAAACGGGTCGTCCTTACTCATGTGTGTGTTGTAATAATCAGCCGCCTTGCTTGCTCCTGATAATATTTTATATTTACTTGGGTCTTGACTAATACGCGTTTGTTGAGTCACCTCTTTGAGATTAACAACCCCTTGTCTTACAGGTAGCGCAAGTTCTAATATAGCATTCCTCACTTGTGATTCAGGTTTGCCTTCACATATCATAGTCAAAGCGATGCGCTCAACCTTTTTAGTAATGGGGGCAAGACTACTACCTTTGAGGAAGTTAGCAGTTTTCATCTTGCCCTCGTCTTGAGGAGGCCATGTCACGATACCCGCATACTTATTTTTCTTTTCTAATAACCAATACTTATGGTATGCTTCAAATTGAGCAAAGAGCATTTTATTACCTGTTGCTTGTTGGACTGCATCTGTAATGCGCGAGGCTAATGTTTCAGCATCTTCAAAAGGAACTTGTATGAATGCGCTATCTGTGAATCCATATAGAACATTATACCCAAGTCTTGTTGCAACTGTATCAAGCATACGAATACAACGGCGACCTTCGGATAGGATTGTGTGTGCTATATCAGCATCAGCCCAACCGAAACCAGAATGCGCGGTCATACCATACAGGCTCGCCATCACGCGTTTTACTGCTGATTGAGTTGTGTTCCATGCTGCTCGTTCTTCTTGGGTTTCAGCATCTTCCATCTTTTGTTTGCATTCTGCGCGGTATTCAAATAGATAATCCACAACTTCAGGGAGTAGTCCCTTCTTTGTCTGGTCCCAATAAGAACCGTTCTCAAGTTGAATGATTCCTTCACCCGGCCCATCTCGTTTGGTCTCGTATGAGAGGTTGTGTCCGGTTATGAGTGATGGGTATAGCCCTTTGTAATCAAGCACCGCAACATTCTCATACAACCCACTATCTTTTAGAATGAACTCCGCGCCTTGAAAATCAATCTTATCTGCATAGTATCGGGATGGGGCAATACGATTCGTTCTCCGTGATAACAATCCCCGTGAGAAATTAGTAACATTACATGCTGATTGCATACTCACACCGCACAATTGCACCATGTCCACATAGAAATCAGTTACATTACGCGCTTCGTCAATTCCACGAAGTAGCACAGTATCAAGCAAACAGTAATCCACGAAGTCTGACCAATACTCACGCCAACCGTTATGAATATCCATACCTTCAATTTCCTCGGTGAGTTTTGAACCAAGTCCTAATTCCTCAGCAATAGTATTGAGTTTAAGATTAGGTAATTGGCCACCACCACTATCTTTCCATACCGATTCAAACCCTGTATGAGATGATGCTGGTGCGGCAGTATCAAACTGCCAACGCCCTGCGATTGGTTGGTCTGTTGGGTAATATCTTTGGCCGCGCTTCGGATAACGAATGATACCGAGAGGGCTTAACTTAGCCGCGCTACCATGACCATATATCTTATTGAGGCGTTCAATCATATGAGGTATATCAAAGAATGTTCCTGCGTGAGCAATCATCATGTCCGGGTCGCGTTCGTGTAAGAAATCAATGAAGTTCTCATACAACTGCTTCTCCGAATCAAAGAGGCGCAATGTGTATTGAGTATCGCGCACCTTTCTTTGATAAGTGAAGTTAGCAGGGTGTGCATGATGAGGACAATTGGTTGTCTCATCAGCCCATGCAAACACAACGGGTTCGTCAAGGTCGGAGTCTATAACAGCAATCACAGTAGTGAAGTTATCGTCTCCGGTGTTGCACTCTATATCATACCACCACTTACGCGGCTTCCACTTAGGCATCTCCGGCACATTATCAATGAGGTATCTATCAACGAACCTAACATCTGCTTCGTAAGTATTGCTAAACATATCACTCATTCTGCTAATTTCAAATGGTGAGTTAGTGCTTACTTTGTATAGTGCTTCTCCTTTCAATCCTTTGTATGTTTCAGTATGAATAGTTGCATTAGGGTATGAACGGATGAGACTTTTCAAACGAAACTCTGGTGTAGTTTGTGGGATGAAAAAGTAAGGATTGTATGATTCACTTTTTTCTATGAGCACTCCGTCTTTATCACGATACCGTGTGTAAATTGTAGGCGGTTCATCGTCGTGATAAATAGCATCTGCAATCACGACATCACCTCTTTGTCTATAATGTTGAAGCCCTCTTTAGTTGCATCTCCATAGGCTACATCAATACCACATTTATATTTAGCATTCAGCATACCTGCTATATTCAAAACAGTTTCAAGCCAATCTTCCGGCATATCAATAGGCACTCCTGCATCACTTGTTAGTTGAATAACTACTGTTGGATATTTCATTCTCCAACCCCCATTAGGTGTTTGATAATTAATAAGGTATCATACTCTTGGTGTTTCAAGATAAGCGCGCCGTGGTCTCCCATATAGAAATCAACTATTCCATTATCCATACATGATAGTATTTTTGGGAGGTCCGAAGTAAAATATGTTGTGCCTTGTTCAGTCCCCCATATATTATTTAACTCAATGGTGCGACTCATATTGATAGCACCTACCACTTCACCCATAGTAATAATCATCTCAGCATCTGTGGGGTTCACTTGTATTCGGCAAGGTGCATCCTTACCCACTATCTTCACACCTACACTCATACCTTTCATCTCTTTCATCTCAATGCTACCATTGATACTCAAGGGGTGTGGTCCGATTTTAGTATAATTGTCGTCTTCCATTTGGCGGATTGCTTCTTTGGCGCGCCCCACAGTTGTGGCTGAACGGATATGGGTGTGGCTTGGGAGGTTAAGAGAATCACTTCCTGATTTCAAATTGAAATAGCCGTCCCATTGGCTTACTATACATAAACTTTGCGAAGATGCTTTAAGGAAGGTCGCAACTTTTGCAACATCACAGATATACACCTTACCCGGTTTGTATGATATATCATTCGCAACCATCACACTAATGCTCTTTTCGCAATAGTGGGTAGGTGTGTCCACCGCGCCATATAATCGGTTATCTTTTATTACAAGTAGCAAGTCTTCAATATTATTACCGAATCCATTTATGAATCCGAGTAGTTTCTTTGTGTCTATTATTGTTTGGGCCATTTTATTATCTCTCCTGTTTTAACAAAATGTATGTTGTTACATTTCTTACACAAGGGGCGTTGCGCGTTCCATTTATCATCTGTCGCAAAACCTGTTGGTATTATTACCATATTCTTACGACATAGATATAATGATGATTCATGTGTTATATGTATGGGGTAATTAATAGGATTAGGGATGCTCATTTATCAACACCTTCTTCTTGGTCGGGTGGTTGGTTGGGAATAAATCTCAAACACAAACAACTATGATGGGTTATTACTCGCTCATTATTATGTATATGAACCGAGTCCACTTCACCTGTCCCATTACACATTTTACAATATTTATCAGCAACCACAGTCATGTATTCAAACACACATTTGCATTCTTGTGTATGAACATCTAAATATTGAATGTCGGCTTCTAAATCATAATGAGTAACTTGGTAGTATATTACACCCTCACCTCCACATTCCGAACAATTAGGGTCGGGCATATAGGGTGCGTATTTTTCACCCAAACTCGCATCATTAGCAATATCAATTCCGCGCGGTTGTGAATCATTATGAGCCGGTGTCCCTGTTTTGGGCCATTTATTATTGTATTCGTCATCCACCATTCACACCTGTCCTTCTTTTAATTCGGGTAATCCATACCAATCAGGAGAACCATCCTTTTGAGTTCGCATAACCAATCGGCGTTGGTCTAATAGTGCCGGATTGGTTCTGCACTTAACAAACTCAACCTCGTAGCGTATTTCACCTGTTGGTTTATTTTCATCGTTGCGCACCTTGCTTTTATGAAACCACAATATTTGATTCAAGTGTCCCGCCATATTCTTCTCCCATGCGGCTTTCTTACCGAGAATAGCACCCGACTTGTCTTGTATATCTTTGAAGTGTGTTTCAACATAAACGCGCACTCCAAGAGACATTAAGGTTTTACAAATAGCCGTCAATTGATGGAAGCGCGTTGAGCGAATTTGCCAATTGAAGCGCATACCAATTTGTTCATGTGGTTTAACTTTAGCACCAATACCATCGGGCGCAGTTCCCAAATCTTCAATGAACATACAGTTAGTTGCTACCGCATCCCATTGGTCAAG